GCTAGGAGCCGTGCTATTCCATCTAGCCGATCCACCACCGTATATTGGATCAGTAGTATTCAAAGTCAGATATACTGATGTAGGAGTACTATGCATACCAGAATGATAGACTTGCCAAGTATAAGTAGAACCTCCCTGACTTCTACTTTTTATCCACATCATTTCAGGTGCTACACCAAGGTTATGGCTTACAGTTCTATTGCTTTCTGTGCCCGTGTAACAAACAACGTCAAAATAACCAGGTGCTCTTTTCCACATCCATGAGTAATAATTTGAATTAGCTCCTGCGCCTGGGTTATAATAACCATCCATGTAATCAAAAGTTTTTACACTGTTGGCGTACTCAGCAATATTATTACTTGGCAGTAGGTCTTTTGCACCCCTTAACCTATCTGATAACCCTGCATCAGTCCCAGTTGTAAATTTGTTAATAGCCATATCCACAGGAAAACCAGAATTATAAGAAGGTGTAGAGCCAGAAGTATTTAACTGCTGACTAATAGCAAAAACCTTGGTGGCATCATCTGGTGCAGCTAGTGGGCCTCTGCGTATTGCCATGTAAATTATTGTGTTACCTGATCCGTTGGCAAAAGAACCTGTAGTTTTTACCTGAAATCCTGTAGAAGTAGGTTCAATCATTGCCATAGCCTGCTCAGCATTATAAGTGTTTGGTCTTAGGTTTATAGTACCTGTCCCACTGCCTCCTACATCCCATCCCCTCATAACATCTAAAATATACCAGTTTGAACTAGCACTCGCGTTTTTAACCAACAACCACTGAGGTTCAAACCCAAGATTTACAACAGGCCCAGTGCTAGAACCATTTCCAGTATAACTCCCACACTTTATAATGTCTTGGTCACTATCAGGGCCGAACTCACCGTCAGAATTATTGTGTGCAAAGAGGTAGGCTACATAAGTACCACCATTTGCACCAGTTTGATTATCTCCATAAACACGAAATGTTGTAGCAGTCATATTAGATTGATTATTTGCGCTAAATCTACCACCACCCCCAGTTTTGCTATCCGTAATATTTAGTTGCAGCATATCTCCACTGCTATCTATACTCCTATGCCAAACTGCCCAGTTTTCTGAGGAATTAAGGCTTTTTACGATGACCATGCCAGGTATCGCACCCAAGTTATGTGATATATCTTGATAATCAGTAGCGCTATTTGACGTTCCGCTATACGTCACAACATCAAAAAACTTTTTTGCTTTGAGAAATGTCCAACTGACATGACTATCAGCGTTATTATTTACATCATCCCTATTTCCAAGAGAGAAACCATTACTATTAAAAGATGTTATATGACCGCTTGATTGGCTAGCTCCGCCAGCGATTTGAGCTTCTAAATAATGTCCACTGCCTCTTTCAGTATCTGTTAAAATATGACCATAGCTGGTATCTCTATTCTTAATCCAAACAAGACCTCCTTCAGAAAGGTCAATGTTGTTGGTAATTGTTTGTGTGCCACCATTTCCCTCATACAAAAACGTGCTGAAAACATCGCTCACATCAAGTCCTGCACCACCTACTCCAGAGGCTGCTGCTGCTACTATTTTACTTACTGACATCTATTACCCCATCGCCTGACCTAGTGTGAAGCCGTAGAAATTACTGCCGCCGTCTACCGTAATGAAGGCAAATACATCAACGCCGCCTGACGTAGCGGTCAAAGTTGGTGCCGTGGCGGCGGCCCAATCTACGCTTGCAGGCCAAGAAATTGTTCTTGCGCTACTATCTTGTACTACCTTCAAGATAAACGCACTCGCTCTGCCATTGGCTGCCGGATTACTAAACGTGTAAGTTACATTCTCAGATAGCGTATGCGTAAACACGTTGCCATCACGTAGGTTTATTGTAGCTGCATTAGAGCTAGAGGTTACGACTGTGCTTTCCTCTGTAGTGCCGTTGTCAAAGCCCACCACGCCATTAGCATCAGAGGTTACAACCGCGCTTGCATTTGTTAAACCCAAGGCGTTTGGCAGTGCCACTTCATAGGTTGCGCTTGCGCTATGTGGTGGGCTTGCAAGAGTTACACCATGCGAGTTGTTCTCACAGTTAAGCACAATCTTAGCTGAGTTTGTGTTGCCCTTCAAAACAACTTTACCAGTGCCATTTGGCGCTAAATCTAAATTTGCGTTAGACGTTGTAACAATATCAAAACCGTTTGTACTTAAATTAGCCGCAAGACCTGTTGATAAATTCAGTGTTGTACCAGTAATTACTGTACCATTTATAGTTGTAAACGTACCAGCAGCAGCAGTTGCTCCACCAATAATTACGTTATCTATTGTACCAGAGTTAATATCTATCCCTGTTACTGGCGTTGTACCATCTAAAAGGTCATCAGTTTTATCCCAATTCCCATTTAAATATCCACCCCAGGCATCTTCATCACCGCCTACAGTTGGTTTTTGAAAACTATATGTTGTTGTGTTTGCTGGCATTTTATGCGGCCCTCTCTAAATAATCGGCATCTGTCCACGTTGTGCTTGGGTCAACTACGTCTAGCCATTTAAATCTTGCTGAAGAATTAGATGTAAACGTAAAACTTGTTGCACTAGAAAACAATCTTACCCTGTTATACTCTATATTTGTTGAAATTGAAATACTTGCATTTGATGCGCCTACATTTGATAAAAATCCTTGCGCTGTTGCTGTTAAAGTAATTGCTGTATTAGAAGCAAAATTTCTTGTTACTTTACCGCTTGCTGTGGCTGTAATCGTTACAGTTGTATTTACAGCACCATCATTAATATCTCTGTTTTCGCCATAAATAAAAGAACCAAAAGTATTCAAACCATACCCTGGTCTAAATCCAGGTATTACTTCATATTTAACGGCACTAACACTTGCGATACCTTGCAAGCTAATATTTGCACCACTATCAGCTACTCTAACGCTAGTTGGATTAGACGATGTAAGAGTGATGGATGCTGCTGATGCTCCTGATACAACAGTATCAGAACTTGCAGTTGCACTTAAAGATATTGCTGTAGTAGCAGCGCCCTGAGTGGTTTCAGGCTCTCCATACAATCCAGAATTGTAAACTCCAGAATTATATGTTGATCGTAAAGCCATTATGCAGCCGTTATATCTAAGTCACCTGTTGGTATCCGAAAAACATCACCATCATTTATTGCTTTAGCTGTAGTCAAAGCAGAGTGAATTATCATATTACCACTTGTTGAGGCATCAATAACTCCAATATGTGTTATTGTACCCCAATTACCACCTGATGCCGCTGGAAATTCTACAGCAGCAGAATTTGTAGCTAAATCATTGGTAACACTAAAAGCTACTGCTGTTCTCGCATATGCATTTCCAGATACCTCATTTGATAATGAACCTGTATCAGTAGGATCAGCAGTAAATAAACCAACATACCATGCTGTCGGCCTTGTAATGCTACCAGCAGTTAATAAATATTGTAAGGTATGTGTCTCAAAAGCGTTTGTTAAAGACATATTAAACTCCGTAAGATTTGATTAAGTGCATTATACACCATTTTTATATTAATAACTAGATATGATAATTCTGCGACCAGAACCACCATAACGTGTGTCATCTGATGCAACTTGCAAAGAATTTAGAGCGTTCGTATATAAAGCGCCCCAAGTCTGTGTTCGTGCATCATCTAATAAATATGGTGCTGATTGCATCAACGTGCCATATAAATATAAATCTGGTTCATCTTGCAATAACCAGTTAAATGTCGTGGTATCACTCAGTGATGGTATTCTTTCAAAAAAAGCAAGCTGCATTGGAAACTCACCTGATGGTGTAGGAAATACTTCTATTGCATCACCAATCTGAGAATAAAACTGTGGAACACCTACTGCATCACTATTCTGTTCACGTTTTTGCAGCATATCTTCAGGGCCAATATAGTCTAATTTTACCGTAGAAGAATTAGTAATATTAAACCGCATTGTCTCCAACCAACCGTTAGGAACTTGCACATAACGGCTATCTAATGTTGCGTCCATACGTTCAATCATTTTGTAATGTCTTAATTTACGGTTTATATCTGTTTCTGCTAGTGAAATAAAATCAGGAATAACAGCAGTTAAATCATCGCGGTTAAGCCAATTAGCTACGGCTGTTTTAAGCTCTGCGTAAGTTGTTATTGCCATTATTAGCTCCTAGTAAATTCCTGGTGCGTTAGCTTTTCTAGCACTATCTATCATACTTCCACTAATTCTGCCACCTGAAAGAAGTTCATCTGCATATCTCAATGCTGCACCACGACCAAATCTTTTTTCTATTTCCACAAATGTATCAGCTATTTCTACTGCACGATCATCCATAAATTGTTTAGATGCTTCTGGTGACATCTCGTATTGTTTATAATCAGGAGAAGTAGGAACTAATAAACCGCCAGTGCCTTTTGCACGTTGTTTTTCTGCTTTATCTACAAACAATAAATTAGCTGGCACACCGCCACCGCCTTGATCTAAAGTATATGAAGGCCCAACTTTTTCTACATATGTGTCATAAGTTCTATGAATATCATCTGTCGTATCCATTAACCCTTTATCATAATCTGGAAAAAATCCACGATACCCTGCACTTAAAAAGTCTCTACCAATTAAATCTGGATTAGCCAACGCAACTCTAATTTGACCGATGTTAGGCACACCAGCTTTTTGTAATGCATCCTTGTCTAAGCCTTTTATAAATGCTGCACGATCTGATCCTGTTGGAATACTCGCAATATATTCTGCCATGTAATTTGGATCTTCTACAGACTTAAAGTTTTCAAACGGATAGACTGTAAAACTTTTAGTTTTAGGATTACCACTAGCATTTATTATTTCGTTACCGTTACTGTCTAATACTTTTTCCGTTTTTGATACACCAATTTTTCTAATCTTTTCGTTTATCATTGGTATTTTGTCACGGAGTATTGGATTACTATTACTTGTCATAGCAGCCCTAAAAGCCTCACCAACAGCTTCACCTGTATGCTTTGCAAAATCACCTGACTTTTCAGCCATATTTAGAAAAGTAAAAAACGCATCGTCACTGCTTGCAGCTTCTTGCAATTGCGCTGACATTGCAGACCTTGCAGATGCATAACCGTAAATATCCATAAATTCTGCACCAGCTTGAACGTCTACTGGATTTTCCAAACGTAAATCCCCTATTTGCGTAACTGTTTTTCTAGCTGTCGGATCACCCACTAATCCCATAATAGTTTTACCAGCTAAATCATTGTAAGTTATTGGCACTGGCGGTGTCATTTCTGTTGACAATAAACCTCTACTATAATGGTCATCTATAATACTAGATCGTTGCGCTTTCATATTAGAAAAATTTGCGCCTTTACCTTCAAAATTTTGACCTGTAATTTCTCTAGATGATGGCTCGTTGCCCATATTTTTTCGCAAGTCAGAACCAATCATTTCATATGCGCCACCCAGACCACTGCCCATAACAGGAACTTCACCAGGTTGCGTAAATCTTTCTACTATATCGTCTGTTATTACCTTTTGCGCTGGTGAGCCACCTAACAGCCCTTCCATAACGCCCTGAACAGGTGTGAGATAGCCTCTAGCAGCCAATGCAGCAGGGGTAAGAGCAAATGCCATCTCCATACCCATATCTAACGCTGCACGTTTCCTAGCCTCTGCTGTTTGCTCTGGGTCAAACACAACGCCACTTGCCGCCATGCTATCTGACATACCTTGTATCGGATTTGATTGTGCTACAAATTCTGCTGCTGGACGTAAGTTTGGCGGTGTTAAATACTCTAATAAACCACCGACTGCATCATCTAATGCTCTGCGCCTTTTCTGCCCAGCTTCCCTTGTAAAGAAATCAAAAATACTTTCAGCCACTACCACTTAACCCTGTTAGCCCAATATGCTGCTGACATTTTGCCTTTAGCTATATTACTGGCGTGTCTTTTTTTAAAGCTTCTTGACCTTGCTGTATCACCTTTGTCACCTGATACACCCTGTTGACCAAATCGTATTGTTTTCACCTTGTCACCTTCTTTTGCCACAACAACGTGTGATTTGGTTTTATGCTTGGGAGTACGTCTTGGTTTATTAAAGCCCTCTACACCAACACGTTTTAATCTAGGGTCTTTTTCTTTTGGCATTACATACCTAAAGATATTGCTAATTCATTATATTTTTTCTGAACTCTTGCCATTCTTTCTTCTCTTGGCATCATACCGTTATAAGTCGGGTTTTCTGAAGCTACTAAATTTTGTGCCATAGAAAGCAATTCATCTTGCGCTGCTGTTGTTTTTGCAGTGTTTAAAGGCGATGCTACATCTGCAACTGGAAACGCAGAAGGTGCTGTAGCTTCAAAACCACCACCAACAGCATATGGATTAGTATACGGTACTGTTACACCTTCTAATGGCTGCATAGACATATCTGGAAGGTCATTAATAGACGTTTCATTTGTAGGTATTCTAGCTTTTGGTTTCATTGTTGTTTTCGTGGGTGCGCCATAACCAACCCTCTCACCCATATCACGACCAGCTACTGCATTTGCAAGGTTTGCTAAGAAACTAATTAAACCACCACCCTCATAACGCCCACCACGCGCCATAGGGCCACCACCGTCAAACATATCGTTCATATCACGGTATTTGCCCATACTAGAACCAGAAAGCAATCCTTGACGCCCTGGCTCACCAAAACCACTAGACTGCCTGTATTGCGCTTCTCGCGCACCACCTTGCGTTCTGCCTAATGTTTTTGCTGTTCTATCATAGTAATCTTCGTCACGGTCTTTTAAACCAAGACCCATAGACAAATCATCAAGCAAGCCCATTACTTTTTCTTACCGCCTTTTTTCTTGCCACCTTTTTTCATACCGCCTTTATGTCCATATCCTGGCATTATTTCTTTCCCTTCTTTTTTGGTTTCTTTGCTGTCTTTTCAGCCTGTTTAAAAGCTTTATCAGTAGGCGCACCTTTAGCACCCTTC